AGAGCCATTTCCCCTTTGTCCATAATAGAACGCAGACGGTTTCTGGCGTACTCATAGTCATCTTCCACATCAGAGATGGGAACAACTTGAATTTCTTTTTGAGGTTCCAATGGTGGAAGTCCTAATGATTTGCTTATTGTGTCGTTAATATTCATGGTGTTGTTGTAGTAATAATATATCCATAGTTATCATTTGCAAGAATTTGAGATGATGGAACACTAATAGCAGCATTAGAAGTTGGAAGACCGTTTGCTGTTAAACCAGGTTCCACAACAACATTTTCTAGCGGTGTAGTTACAGTAGATGGTGCATTGTCCATAACGTCTGTAATTGTGGCATCAAAGAAGTTGGTATTGGCAATATTAATGATACCGGATGTTCTAATAGGACCAAAAACATATCCTTTAACAATAAAATTTAATGTCCATATTAAAGTTCTACGTGTTTCAAAGTTGTCCTCATATACATCTTGATTAACAACATCTAATAAAACGACAGGAATATCCATAGCAATATTCATTTCGGGTATTAAATTTACTGTTGCTGTCCATTCGGGAGTAAAGAATGGTAAAATTTGTTCAAGTATTCTTGCACCATCTTCAGCATTTTTTGCATAGATGTATAATGAAAACATGAAATCATATGGAACCGGATTGTATTGATACTTTTGTTTTGTACCATCAGAAGTTTCAACAGCTCTATTTCTATTAATTGTCAATAACTTACGCTCTGGTGCATAGTTAACATTAGTCAATTCAAAAGCCATTCTTGGAAGCTGAACAGCATATTTCCTATCTAAGTTTGGGTCTTGTTTTAATCTAGCCAATACTTTTTCTTTTGGTCCATAACCGATAGGCACATTAATGGTTTGGTAAAGAGCGTTGTCTGATGTTTCTCTTGTAATTCTTATGTCATTAAACAATGTACCAAACAACGATACGTATTTTCTAATTGAACCGTGATAAAAATTTAAGCCAAACATTAGTATGTCCCGCCTTCACTAAAAGGGTTTGTTTCCGTGAAGTCTAAAATTAAATCTGATTCAATTTGAAGTTCTTCGTTTTCAGCAGCTGTGTCGATGGTTTGAATATCGTAACCTTCTGTAGTTAGTATGCCACCATCTTCTCTTAATAGAGAACCACCTGTTTGTAACAATATTGCAAATCTTTCGATGTCCAACGAGCGTTCGTAGAACAGAGCATCAATTTCAGCAATGCCGGTATCAAACTTTTCGTTGTTGTATTCAAATAATTCACATTTTAAATCATACATTTGTAGAGCACCTAGCTGATAGAAAATGGGCTCATGCTCAACAAATTTAATTTCAAACACTTTTCTATTCAACGGAAAGTAAATTAAATCACCTTCACGAGGTCTTTCTAAAATAAGATAATCCCCTATTTCATCTTGGAAAGTACGACGAGCAATTGAAAAGGTTATTTGATCTCTTATTTGCAATCCAAATTTGGATAAGAAATCACCTTCACCTTGAAACCCTTCAACGTTCTTAACATACATTTCAACAGTATATGCTTTATCAAACAAAGAGGTTTGCTTGTCTTCACCATAAATTCTATCGTAGTTTTGTATAGTTCTCGGAACGTACATAACATCAAGTCCATATATCTTTATGGACTCCATTACAAGATTTTCAATTAATAGCTGCTCACCGCTATTAGTGAAATTCTGAAAATAAAAACTAGTAGCCACTTATCCCACCATATCCATAACTGGCAATGAGAAGCTGTTGATCATTTCACTTTCCATCTTCTTTAATTCTTCAGTAGCATCATCGTATATCTTTTGACCGTTGAATTGAACACCACCAGGAAGTTGCATTCCTGTAAACTTAGTTAGATTTGCACCCCATTGCTGTTTAATTAATTGTGTACAGTAGTTTTGTAACCAACGATCGCCCCAAACATCTGTGTAGACATCTGGATCAATAACTTGATAAGCACGGAACATTAAATGATCCCCAACATTAATTTTGTTCCAATCCATGTCAGGATATATGATGTTTTTGTGTCTATTGTATCTAATTGGCTGAACACCAACAAGCAATTGTTGTAAAAATGCAATGTGTTCCATAGCCATATAGTATGGAATCATTGAAACGCTAGTCAAAGTGTACAGATCATTCAATGCAATTTGATAGCGAATATTAAACAAATCATCAGAAGAAACAGCTGGATCTCCAACCGGAAACATTTCCACAACACCAATAATGTTATCGGGAATAGTAATAGCTTTATCAGTGATAGTATTTGCTGTCACTAGATATTTGTAGTAAATCATTTCGGTACCATCAAAATGATAGTCCCAATAATACTTTAGGGCTTCATCAACACGGTCATCAACCTGATCATCATCAACGTTGATTTCAATGACAGGAGCTCCTAATTTACGCAAACAATATTGTTTGAATTCAGTTCTTGATGCTGGAACAGCCATGGATTTTCTCCATTTTTATTGTTATGTCAAGTATTTATAACTGTTAATACGGGAAGGCTCTGATCGTAGGAACAACGTAAGTAGATCCTGTATATCTTGCAACACCAGGAGTTATTCTGACTTCATCAATGTATCCTTGAAATTTATTTGTTATATCATCCCCTATGGCGCCATAGTAAGTACCAATTTTATAGGTTCGCCCGCTCACAACGTATGATGTTGTGTTTGATTGAAGCAAATTACCATTCATATACAAATAAGAGTTGCCATTATTTTTAACAATAGCAACATGATTCCAACTATTAAGAGTAGGAATTCCAGTGACACCTCCAAATAAAGCTCCCCCTGCTACGATCGTGGAGTAAAGCTGACCGTTTGCTTGCATTGCTAATTCTATCCCAGCATTTGACAGCGCTGCACGACTATCAAAAATAGTCATAAGTTTTGAAACTGTTTGTGGGTATATCCACGCTTCTATAGTAAAATTTTCTAAGTTGTCGTAGGGTGCCACAAATGGTATTTGATTGCCAATATTAAAATCTACGTAATCTCCTGTACCATCAAAGGCAAGTGATGTGTTGCCAAATTTTCTTTGGGAAGTAGACTTTGCATTAAAGTTTGTAAAAGGAACAACCCCACGAGCAAGATCTTTGACCGCACCTGAAGTACCACTCATTAAAAATTGTGTACCTGGAATTGGTCCTACTGGTGTAGTATCTGGTGTAAAGTTTGCTGTATATAAACCTCTTCCTTTTACAAAACGCCAACCGCTTATATTCCCACCAAAATAGTTTGTAGCAGCGCCAAAATCTCTACCCATTGTAATACCAGCAGCTGTGTATGTAAACGAATCTACATAATTACCACCTTGCTGAACTCCATTTACAAACATTCTAGTTGTACCACTGGCTCTTGATATAGCTAAATGCTGCCATTCATTCTGTTTAATAATTAAGTTACTGTTGCCTGAAGTGATTCTGTTAGCGTTGTTAGCATAATACAAATATCCAGGAGTACCACCTGATAAGCTAGCTTGTATTTTAATTGTTGTTCCTGCAACACCACCAGTAGCATCCCAAAGTACATCAGCAGTAGTACTTGCTAAATCTGTACTCCAAATCCATCCCTCGTAAGTAAAATCTTCAGCTCCGGGTGTTAAGTTTGTATTTGATGCAATGCTAAGATAGTTAGTGGAATTATCGAAAAATACAGAACCACCGGTGTTTGATATGCTATACTCAACAGTATCACTAAATGGGCCAAAAGCAACAGTATAAGCAAATGTTCTTCCTGTTATTGCAAGAGCGTTAGGTCCTTTATCAAGGTTTGAGGGCCCATTACAAATTAAAAGACTTGTGTTGGTTCCAAAAACGTTGGTTAGTGGTTGTGATGGAGGAGTAAAGTTAGAAGTATAAACAGCATTTCCTTTTACCAAACGTACATTTGAAAGGTATCCCAACCAAGTTTGCCCTGAGGATGTGTTACCAGCAGCTATGTTAAGAGTTGTGTTTGAATAATTGGTGCTATCTGCAATAGTATTAGCCAATGTTCCGTTGACGTAAACCCCAGTGTTAGCTCCGCTTCGTACCAACGCAACGTGATTCCAAGCATTAAATGTTAGGTTAGCTGTCGTATCGTTAAACAGTTGGGTGTTGTTTTCTTTAAATATTCTTAGCTGACCACTTGATATAGCTGTATTTACACCTATCTGCCATGTACCTGTACCTGCTGCTCCTGTTGAAGCAATAAACTTAATACCAGAGTTTGCTAAAGGATATGCCCAAGCTTCAAAAGTGAAATCCCCTGTTCCAACACCAAGAACAGCATTAGCAACTGGAGAAAGTACACCACCATTACCACCATTAGCCCAAATTCCCCATCTATTGTTTCCTGCTGGACTAAATGTTGATAAATATCCCCCTGTTGTTCTAGTTATAGTATAATCGTTAGGACTACTATCAAGAATTTTTGTGTTATTGTAATGAACCGGATACTGAAAAACTAACAAACTTGTATTAGCTGTGGCCGATAAAGTAGCAGAAGGTACAGTAGTGGTAAAAGCAGAAGTGTATATTGCCTGACCTTTAGTGATACGAAGGTTTGATATGTATCCAGTAAAAGGAAAGGCAGTGCTACCATTATTACGTCTATAGCTTATACCTAAAACTTCACTCTCTGCACTATATAAAGTACTTGTTGAAAGAGAAGTGTTTACTGTACCGTTGGCCCCATTAACATAAACAGCTAACGAAGATCCATTTCTAACAGCGGCAAGGTGTGTCCACGCGTTTGTTATGATTGTGTTTCCTGAGGCATTGGCTGCTACAGATGATCCATCTGTTGAACAAGTGAAAACTGGAACTCCAGAGTTTAATGAAAATATCCATTGGTTTGTTCCTGCTGTACCTCCAGCATTCCATTTAGAAGCTAAAACAGCTTCTGCTGGTAGAGCTGTTGGAAACACCCACATTTCAACGGTAAAATTACTATTACCAAACTCATAAGCAGCATTGTCTGGGAAAGTTATATAATCTCCACTACCATCAAAGAAAACAGAACCTGTTGCCGGTGCAGAATATGATTGGTATGTTCCGCCGTATTGAGTATTTGCTGTAGTGCTTGTGTTCGCTGTAATTGATATAGCGCTGTTACTTACATCAATAATAGTGTTACTTTGACAAGCTAAAAACACTGTGTTTGTTATTGGAGCAAGAGCTCCACGAGTAGGTGTGAATGCGGCAGTATATAAAGCATTTTTTGTAACTCGAAGACTACTAATATATCCACTTAAGTTTCTAGGAACGTCTGTTCTACTACCTATTTGTACGCCAGTAGCAGCTGTAGTCCAACCACTATACGAAACAGTTGTATCCAATGCTCCATTAATAAACAATAACACGTTTGATGTTGTTGGTCCGTTTCTGACTAAAGCAACGTGATACCACAGATAACGGTTAATAGTTGCTGTACTTGTACCAATAGCACCTGTTCGTTGGTCATCTATAACTATTTTACCGTTTAGATCAAGTCCTAAAGCAAGAGAATCCGAAGAATTTGGTCTGTATAAAAAAACGTGATTACCAGCGCCACCAGGATATGCATGAGCCATTACCCACATTTCAACTGTAAAATTTATATCCTGGTCAAACGCTGTTGCATTTGAAGCACTTAAACTTGAACTTGATCCATTAAAATAAACACTTCTCCTGTCTCCAAAAGGGGAGAAAACAGCTGCTCTTGTATCCCCAGCTATTGTTGGGTTAGCTGCGGTGTTGCTAACATCAGTAAAAGCTGTAATTTGAGATTGAAGGCTAATTGCTGTGTTTTTCCAATATGGATCAGCGTTAATAATTACAAGAGTAGCTGTTACTTGTGTTGATTGGAGTTGAGCATCATCAACTTGAAATACTAAACCGGTCGTTGTAGAGCTTGCATCTACTGTTCCTGATATTAAACCGCTTGAAGATAGAGATAATCCTGAGGGTAGTGTTCCAGAAATTAAGCTAAAAGTTAAAGGAGCATCACCAGAAGCAAGTAATTGAACACTAACTGTAAGGGAAGTAGTTGTATAGGAATCAGATGTCCAATTAGGGAATGCTGAAACACTAAGACTAGCATAATATGCAGCAACTGTTCCATCAACAATCGATACACTATAAGAACCAGCAGCAGTAGCTGGCACCACAGCCCTTAGTTGTGTTTTACTTACAAACGTTGATGATAGTAAGGTAGCTCCAAGATAAACAGCGCAAGTAGATGTAAAATTTTGACCGTTTATAACAAGGTATCCTCCTGCTATATCAACGGCAGTATCATCAAGCACCCCATAACTTGAATTAGCAACAGAAATTGTTGATACAATAGGAACAATTTTTAAAGGTACGTTGTTTGCAGCCGAGCCAGTTGTAATAATTTGCAAATGAGCATTACTGGAAGAATTAACATACGCTCCGGAGATATATGTATTTCCGTTATCAACATTGAAACTGATAGTAGAACCAGATTCAACACTCTGAGCTGAAATTCTACGTGTTGAAATTGATTTTATTGACATTAGCTAATCTCGCACCCAAAAGCTGAAAAACTCATATTACCTTGACTTGCATACACTGTTATAACATCAGTGTTTCCAAGAGTCAAACCAAGAGTCAAACTGATTGTATCGTTTGGAGCTATTGAAGTGTCAAAGCTAATATAATGATTTGCATTTAATGTAGCTCCTCCTGGTCTAACAGCAAGTCTAAAGCTACCAGCGGAAGCGTTTTGATTGCAAATAGTAATGGTGCTAATCACAGCACTTGTTGGAGAAGCTGGAACAGTATACAAAGTGGTATCTGTTGTTGCTGCTGGGTTTGTTTGTCCTAAAACTTTATATGTAGTTGCCATTTTATATTCCTTACATACCTGCTAACATGAATGGGTGAAAATCAACACCTGCTCCTGTACCACCAGTTGCTGTTGACCAATATACATTACCGGTGTTTGATGAAGTTAAAATTTGACCCGCTTCACCAGCACTACCGTTTGCCAGAACGGTACTACCTAAAATAAGAGCTCCTGCTATTTCAGCAGATCCAGCAAAAGAAGCTGACTTTGCTGCAATGTATGTGTTAACCGATGTGGTATCTTCAGTAATATTTATTGTGATACCATCCGGAGTCATTGTTGTGTTTATGGTATCATTATCTAAGCTGGTAGTAATAAATTTTGATGTGGATATTGTATTTGAAGTAATCACACTACCAACAGTACTATTACCTACTTGAGATACTGTAGCATTTGCAAAGAAGAATGTTGCATCAGCGTCTGCTGTTGATAAATCATCGACTAATGATTCAACCTTTATTCCATCTCCATTAACTGATGATGCAAGATAACTACCACGTTTAGCAGCAACAACACCACTTTGACTTAACAAAGTATATGTACCACCAGAAGTGTTACCTACGAAAATGTTTCTTGGAGTTATTCTAACTCTTGTATCATTGTTAGCTACTTGTAAAATAACAGGATCTGTTTGTTTTACAGAAGCATTTGGTCCTGTGGCTGTAATTGTTCCTGTAAGCGGAACAATGTAAGCTGGAACAGGAGGTGTATAACTTACATCACCGTTTTGGACAGCTAACGGTGTACCAGTTGGTGATGTAGCTGAAACTAATGTAGGAACGGATCTTAAAGTAGAGGATTTTGGAAAAGCAATTAATCCAAAGTATGTTGAGTTTGCTAAGCTATGTGTTGTCCATGCCTTGTACGTTCCGTTCCATGATACTTCTACTGTACCAACTCTTATTGGAGAGTTTGTAATCCCTTGTATTGTTACAGCACTACCGTTCGACAGACCGTGAGCTGTTGTTGTTCTGACAAAAAATACAACCATACCAGAAGAAGTTACCACCGCGTTAGGTGATGAGCTAATCATTACAGGTGCAGACACAGGGCCTGAATACGGATACACTCCTCCAACAACACTAATTTGATCTATTGTTAAAGCTTTGTATGGGGCGGAAGAAACGTTGTACCAAAAAGCTGTTGTATTGATTACATTTAATAATTGAACACTGTTACTATTGATTATTCCAACTGGCGGTGCTGATATTCCAGTAAATTTACTTTGGAAACCTGAAGGAAACACACTAGTATTTGCAAAGTGTGGCCCAACAGTAGTAAGTACGACATTACCAGCTGTACGAACTAAGCTGGCAATTTTCAGAGCGTTGTTTGGAACCTTAGAACTATCCCAAGTATATCCGATAGTATTACTGCTTGTGTATAACGGAGCATAGTTGAATAAGATTCCATCTATCCACGGATGGGTGTTTGATGCCACAGCTACTGAAGAACCAAAATAATCTAAAGTAGCGTTTGATAAACCATGAGCGGTAGGGGTGTTAATTAATAAAGCACCGCCTGAATTATATCCAACCTGAAACGATACTATGTTTGAAACAATTGTATCAATTTGATTAATAGACACAACAGCATTAGTAACACTATTACCAACAAATATTGTTGATGGGTCAATAGTAGAATTACTTGTTGTATTAGCAGCTGTAATCTTTGTAGGACTCACTAACGAATTTGATGTGGTGTTACCTGAAAAGATTGCGGTTGCATTAATACTTGTATTAACTGTCGTATTACCAACACTAATACCTTGATTGATTGTTAAGTTCTCACTTGAAATAATATTGGCACTAATTGAATTAGCTGATACGTTTTGGCTGGTAACACTATTAGCTGTTACATTTTGACTAGTAATAGTATTAGCTGTTACGTTTCCTGTACTTGTGTCGGTTGCCCAATATACAGTCGAACCATTTGAAACTAATATCTGCCCGTTTGTACCAACAGAACCGTTTGCAACTAAAGCTCCATTCACAACAACGTTTGAATTAAATGTTATTACATTTGCAAAAGTATATCGTGCATCAGTGTTAACACTACCACCGCTAGACACTGTTACCCAATAAGTATTTCCAGCGCTACCACCTGAAGCTAACACCTGACCTGCAGATCCAAGAGAACCGTTAGCCACAACACTTTTAACAGTTAAATTACTGCTTGCTACGCTTACTGGCCCTGTAAATGTGGCTCCGGACAAAGCTGCATAAGAAGCTAGATTGCCGCTAAGCTGGGCATTAGAAACAACATTGGCAGCTGATACTGTTCCAACAAAACTAGTGTTGTTAGCAGTCAAAGTAGCTACGTTGGCAGATAATCCTGCTGTAGTTTGGTAATTTGCTAAGTTGGCACTTAACTGAGCATTAGAAACAACATTAGCAGCCGATACCGTACCGACAAATGAAGTATTATTAGCAGTCAAAGTAGCTACGTTTGCTGACAACCCAGCTGTAGTTTGGTAATTTGCTAAGTTGGCACTTAGTTGTGCATTTGAAACAACGTTGGCTGCCGATACTGTACCAACAAATGAAGTATTATTTGATGTACCGGTGTATGTTGTGCTATTAATTGTTGCATTTGCAACAGTATTGCCAATTTGAATATAAGAGCTATAGACGTTTATAAAACTTGTTGTATTACCAACACTAACATAATTGTTACCAATATCGGTATTGACTGTTGAATTGCCAACAGTCAATGTGCCAGAACTAATTGAGATTGCATTAGCAGAAAGAGTTTGTGTTGATACAGTTGTAGCATTAACACTACCTTGGTCAGCGGTCCAATAAACACTTGTTCCATTTGAAGCAAGAATTTGTCCATTAGTGCCAAGAGAACCGTTAGCTATAATACCCTTAACGGTTAAATTACTGCTTGCTACACTTACTGGTCCTGTAAATGTAGCTCCGGATAAAGCCGCATAAGAAGCTAGATTTGCACTTAACTGAGCATTAGAAACAACATTAGCAGCTGATACAGAACCAACAAAACTAGTGTTGTTAGACGTAGCTGTAAAAAATGTGCTGTTAATTGTAGCATTAACAGTAGTGTTGCCAATTTTAATATAAGAGCTATAGACGTTTATAAAACTTGTTGTATTGCCAACACTAATATAGTTATTACCAATATCCGTATTAACAGTAGAGTTACCAACTGTTAATGTACCGGATGTTATTGCAATAGAATTTGCTTGGAGTGAACCTGTTGTTACAGATGAGGTGTTTATTGACCCATTGACTGTAGACCAATAAGCACTTGAACCGTTTGTAGTAAGAACTTGTCCAGCTGCTCCATAGCCACCATTAGCAATCAATCCTCTTGATATTTTTAAATCTGTCTGAACATCTAATGCTACATTACCAGAAGTGTTTCCACTAACAACAAAAGCAATTTGATTTGTTGCAGCAGGTGACATAAGACTTTGGTCGCTAGTGAGGAAAATTTGACCACTTATGTTGGCCCCACGCCAACGAGCACCTTGAAATGTTGTGTAATAGTCAGCGTAAGTGTCTAATCCTACATTTGCTTGTTGTAAAATACCTGTTGTGCTAATTGCTACGTTTTTTGTATTACCACCAGACACAGCGCTTTGCATTAAAATCTGGTTGGACTTATACGATGTGTTAGTTGTTGTCAAGTCTCCTCTTGTCATTAACATTTCTGGCAAACCTGGATTAGCAGTTTGCTGAAACATAATTGTGTTAGGATAACTTGATGTGCCGCCTAAACTTGTATATGTTGCTCCTAAATAAGCTTCTTTTCCAGAAGTATCTGTAAGAGTTATACCAGAGTTAGAATGAACAGCATTGCCCCCCGACCCGCTGACAGTAAGAGTGCTGGTAATACTTGAATTAATTAAGTTAGCACCAACTTCAAAATAAACACTACCGTTAGAAGAAAATAATTTTCCGTCTGGTAAGTTTAATGCTAATTCTCCCGTATCAACGAAACGGGAGTTGCTAGAGTTGGTAGTATTTGGAGTACGGCCAGAAACGGTCGTACGTTTTACTTGAAACTTATTTGCCATATGGCACCCTCAAAACGGTATATACCGAGGTTAGAAAGTTTCTTCTTTAGAAACCTTTTGTGTCTTTTTTAATGCTTTTGCTTCTAATTCTTCTACTGTCTTATTTAAGACAGCATTCTGCTTTTGAAGATAATCGAGGTGAGTCTGTAAAATCATTTTTTGTTTTGCAGACTCTTGAACCTCTTTTACCAAATTTTCAATGTACAAATTAACAAATTCATTATCCATTTTGTATCCTTAATAATTAAAAACTTCCACCATCCATTGTTCCATAAGCTAACACACCGCTTGATACCTGTAGTATGTATCCTTCTGTTCCTATACCTAGTTTTCTAAATCCATTTGATGAATTGGCTACTAATATATCTTCTGTTGTATATGAAGATAAACCAGTACCACCACTTGTTCCAGGTAGAGCTGTTGAAAGTGATAGTGTGTTTGCAGTTATATTAACATCGACTGTTGAGTTTGCAGTTAATGTTACAGCTGTACTATTTGATGTAAAAGCCCCGCTGTTTAGATAAGCCTGTAACGAAGCAATACGGAATGTATTGTTTGATGTATCAACCGTTGTTGTTGGGGTTGCTTGTAAATTATCAAACAGTCTGTACACACCATCTGTCGCATCACGGAATAGACCTGTATGTTCGTGATCTCCTCCCCCTGTTTGGTAACTACCAAAGAAACCTATATCAAGAGTGTCTGATCCAGTGTTGTTTGATGCCAATTGAATCAATGCATCTGTAACAGACAAGGTTGAAACGTTGATTGTAGCAAAAGTACCTGTAACTGTTAAGTTACCTGATACCGTCAAATCTTGATCAATTGTAGCGTACTGTGTGTGAACATTGTTTGCATGAATAGTTTTCCACGACAGAGCTTGTGTACCTAAATCATACGTTACATTAGCATGAGGCGTAATGTTTGTGTTAACATAACCGTTAATGCTAATTTTATCTGCGGTTGATGTACCTAATATTGTATCCCCATCAACTTGCAAGTCCATGCTGAAAGTACCCTTACCGGCAACATTGATTGTGTTGCTGAAAGTAGCACTACCAGTAACAGCAATCGTATTACTAAATGTTGCGTTACCTGTAACAGATATTGTGTTCTGAAATGTTGCATTACCTACAACAGTCATAACATTGCCAAAATAAGCATTACCAGTTGTAGAGATAGAATTGATAATAGCCTGAAGTTGGCTATCACTTAGAGTTGTATTACCAAGACTAAGAGTGTTACCACTCAAATACAAATCTTTAAATTTATGAGTTGTATTACCTAGACTGTATGTTTGATCGGTTGCAGGAATAATGTCTCCTGTTAACACCGCTCCAACAGAAATAGTCAGGTTACCAGTTGACAGAGTTTTTGTAGTTACAGAACCATTAACACTCAATGACGAACCATTGATTATTGTGTTAACAGTTGAATTACCTACGCGGATATCTGATGTGCTCAGGTTAACATTAGCACCAACATTAATAGCTGTTGAAATATTAGCTGTTGCAGGAAGTCTGGCTGTGTTTAAAGTTCCAGAATCAATGTTTGTTGCATTAGTGTAATAAGCTGGTAGCTGACCACCAAGATTATTGGCATTGTTGGCAGTAAGTGTTCTAACATTATCAGATAATGTTGAATTAAGTTGATACGAAGCAGCTGCTGTACCACCCAAATAATCAGAGTTATTGGCAGTCCACGCTTTACCAGTGTATATGGTTGAATTTACTGTAGCTTCAGATCCACCAACTAAACCTAAAATAACAGAATTTGCAACACGTAAGTTTTTAGCATCTTTGTCAAAAGTAAAATCTGATGTTGCACCAGATGCGCCAGAATCGTTGAACTGTACTTGAGTGTTTGAACCAGTTACTGTTGCTGATGGTGCAGCCCAATATGTGTTACCAGAACCACCCGAATAAAGTAGCTGGCCAGATGTACCAGAAGCACCGTTGGCAATAACTTTATTAACAGCAATACTTGTTGAATTAATAATAGCATTAATTGTGCTATTACCAACTGTAAGAACCGATGAATTAACAACAGCATTAACAGACGAATTACCAAAATTAAGTTGGTCAATAAAGTTGTTTGAATCGGTTAAAACAACCGCGTTTGCAGTAACTTGACCAAGATTGGCGCTGTGCAAATGTCCAAACTTTTTACCGGCAATTCTTGTTACTGCACCGCCATTTGGGTTACCAATAAACAATGAATCTGATTGAGTGTTACCCGAATAAGCAATTTCACCGTTAGCCAGTGAGTTTGGCTGTGTTGCTGTAATCGATCTTTTGATCTGAATTAAACTGGCCATTTAGAATGTACCTCCATCTATGGAATCTGGTTCTACGGTGACGTAGACGACTTTTTCTTGCAATCTTGCTACCCCTGTTGCTGGGGTTATAACCTTTGCAGACATTTGTGGTGCTCTATTCACCAAAACAGAATTCACACTGGTTAATGTAACGGCACGTCCTGCTCCATCAACAGCTGCCATTTTTACCTCGTTACATTAGGTGTTACAGTTACTATACCTTCAACAACTCTTGTTACTGTATTTGATTCACCACCAGTTATTTCAACGTCATATACATAACGACCCGCTGCTATATTTGCTGTTGTGTTTGAGGACATCGACAATAATACAGTACCATTTGCCCCTCCCAACTCAACATTAAAACTTGTTGATGTTAAGGAAGTGTAATGCTTTCTGATCTGCGACTCCCCTGTGTAATATGTTAAATTAAAGGGTTGACCAGCAGCATCCAATATTGCTATAGTAGCGCTAAAATTAGATCCTTGATCTATAACAAGGTTAGTTTTCGTAGCCATGATGCAACCCTTTATTATCCATGGGATTATTTATATAACCCTAAAATTAGGGATTTATAACATTAAAGTGTATATTTTCTTGTGGAAATTATACCATTTCCAAGAAAAGCCGCTGTTTTAGAACAGCGTATAGTATTTATGCCTTTTGCATAAAAATCAAACAGTGTTGAACTGGTTGCTTTCTTTAAATATTGATCTCTGAGACTGTAAAGAACAGTAGGGCTTTTAGAGCTCTTGTAAACTAAAGGATGGTTAACTTTGTATATTAATTTTTCGGTAATTGAGGTAGGGTTAATTTTTGTTTCTTGTACTTTACTGTGTAATTTGTAGAAATTTTTTAAAATGTGATACTGCTTCAGCATCAATTTGAATGCTTCTGGGTCTGTGTAGAAATTAATTTTCGAAACATTGTTGTTTGAATCTAAAGTTGTTCTCCCATATCCCAAACATCCCGTATCATTGAAATAAGCTTCCAAAGATTTGGTTATTAGAGGTTTATCAGCTCCAAATATTATTCCTATTGAAGCTGATGGTTTTTTACACAAAACATGACGATCTACTTCATACCAAAAAAAATTATGTGGACTAAAATGAGTACCAATATACTTTGGCCAATTGTCTAATTTTGTAATTTCAAGCTGATAAGGATTGTCAAATAAAGAAACATAATCAATTACATTTATAGCTGTATTAGTTAAATTCATTTCCGAAAGCACAGGAAAAACGTTTTTGTATATTTCCAAATTATGGTTTTCGTCTGAATAAGAATTTAAATCTTTGGAAAAAGCTCCCACAATTAAAATTTCATCAATATGGATATTGTTGTAATAGAAAGATTCCAGCACGTTTGTTGAATCAATACCTCCTGAGTAACACACAACCAAATAGTCATATTTGGCTCTAAGGTATTCTGCTCTTTGTTTATACAACTCTTTTAGCGACTCGATAGGTTCTTTTGACCAATCTTGAGCTAAAAAAACATCGTCGTAAAAATAAAATTTTAATTTTGAAGGATCGGGACTATTGACTACAGCATCGTATCTACTATAATATTGCTTTGAATCATCATAGTAAAAAACATTATTCTTTAACATTAACTATAAGCTTCCAATTATTCAAAACTTTATTCATATGTGCTTCTGTTGCTTCGACGTCCATTTTTGTATTTTTATATTTTTCGCGTCTAAAAAGTGAATGTGACTCTTCACTAGCTAAAAACATATTAATTTGTTTGTTTAATTCGTAATGGTTTTTTGAAGGATGACCAAATAAAAAATAATTTACGTTCAATGTACGGTTTGTTTTAAAGCATTCTTTCCATGATGGAATACCATACCAATCAGTTCCCCCTGTGTTTACTAAACCTTTAATATTTTCGTTGAGGGATCCAGGATGTAAAGTTATTGTTTCAATTCTCTCTCCTAAAAGATCTATAATAAAATTAGAAGCTACTTTGTATTCAACAATAGTTATTTTAGGGTTCAGTTGTTTAAAAAGTATTCCACTGTAATGACCAGCAGATCCTTTTGTACTAACTCCGTAAAAAAGAGCATTGTTTTTAAGTTCATAACAGCCAATGTTGCTATTTGACTTTACAGCTATAACTAACGGAGTCTCACCAATAAACGCTATGGGAGAAAAATGATTAATATTGTATAATCCCTCAATCACCCCAATAAAAAAAGCATCGTTTACAAACAACAAATTGTTTTGATTTTCTTTAAACCGATTGACACCAATTGCTATACCACCCCCTGCTGCCAATTCAACATTAATATTTTGATTATTATTTTTATTCAAATAATCTCCTAAAACCCGTATAATTCTTTCAGGAGATCCTGTTTGAGTGAATAAAATTTTTGTCTGAGCATGAGCCCAACTACTGCACACAAGCAATAAAATCATTATCAATTTCATTATAGAACACCTTTTAAAAATTATGTATTGCGTAAGATTTACTAAAGACAGGCTTAATACTGTATAGCCCATTATTTGAATTTAAAGTAAAATATTTTAAATAATTAGTGGCCATGTATTTAATTTTGTTGTAGAATTTTGATTGACTTTCGTGATTGGATTCTAGTACCCACTTATCAGCATTTGTAAATATTCTTCCTACTGTTTTTGGAAACATAAATTTTGAATCTAATTTTGAATTGTATATCAATTTGGGGTATGTTGCCTTTATTGCTAAATCATATTTTAAATATTTACCTTCGCTGTGTTCATAATACGGACCCCCATTAGGTAAATCTTCAAACGAACATAAAGCTAGTGAATCAGAAGGTATTTTCAATAAAATGTTTTTTATTTGATGACAATGTTTTATAGCTATTTTAGGAGCATATCTTGACCAAAAAAAATCTTCATCTACTATAGGGTCTTGATAAAGCATTTGACTCAAAGCATGGTTTGATGTGGAATCAAAAAAACCTCTAAAAACATATTGTTTATTTAAAGAATTATAATCAATAGTAGGCTTTTCAAATCCCCATATCAAACATACTTTTTTACCCTTGTCAGTTATATGTTTGTATTCTTGAAGTAATTTTTGTTTAATAGCAAAGCTGTCCCTAACAATGTAAAATTGACTCAATGAGATGTTATTATGAAATTCAATATTGTCGTGATCATAATTTAAAATATCAAAGCTCGCATTAATTAATCTTAATTTTACATTCAAGTGCTGTGCATTAGGGATAACAGTTCTAAAGACTTCATCGTTTACGAAAGATTTTTTTGGTCCCCCAACATACAAGGTACACAACTCATCAACTCTGAGATTGTTCCGTAAAAACGTATCTAATATTGTTTGACTGTCAGATCCAGAACTGTAGAAAATGACAACATAATCGTACTGCGATCTGAGTTGTTTTGCTCTTTCATCAAATAGAGCATAAAGATCCTCAGTTGGTTCTTGAGTCCAATCATATTGAGAAAATACATCATCGTTATAAATATATTGGACTTTTGACCAATCGTGCTTGGCGTGTAAGAAAGCTTCGTGTTTTGAGAAAGTTTTTACATCACCAACTTGAAAATAACCATATTGTGTCAAAGCTTCTTGGTCAGAAAATAACATAACAATCCTGTCTAAATAATAAAGTCATTCATCAAAGGGTACTTATATGTACAAAATTGTAACAGTAATTAAAAAAAGTGACAGCAGCATACCATGGATATCTGCAACCGAAACAAGCTTGTTTACCGAAGATCAAATTAAAAACGAGTGTGCTAGTTTTATTGCTGATACTAATATTCCAGGTATTCTTGGAAAAAAAATTGAAGTTATAAGTGACAATGAAATGAGACTAACTACAATTATTGACAGCCTCGATACGTTTAATAAACTTGAAGAGATTATAGCTGAACATCCATTCACATTGATAAAAAACAAGCTAATGGTTGAAAAAGATATTTTCTACCTAGCAAAAAGAACTATCACAGAAGTAAAAGTTTAACTCTTCATTAATTCTGCAACAAGTTTCTCAAAATCTTGGTTGGTTGGGTCGACTCGAAGAGAAGACTCAATTTTTGTAGTGATCCCTTCTTCCCCAACCAAATGTTTTAAATGATCAATACCTTTGCCTGCTGCAACAGCTTCCATTCTTTTTAGTTCGGCTTCTGGTCTGCATTTTGAAATTGTATTTTTGACATCTTCTTCAGACGGAAAAGAACCATCCTCGTCAGGGTGAAAATCAACCCCTAATGTTATTCCCTCAGGACAAACATCAGTGTAGTAATTTACTACTGCAGAACATCTTTCTTCGTTTAAAGAAACAATTTTGTATTTGATATCCATTTTACCTGCCTACGTTAAATTGTAAATTCTTTACCAACAAGATGTTGATAACAAGAAACATCAAACCCTTGTTTTCTTAATCTTGCTACTCTGTCCATCCACCATTTTGGAAAAAAAGAAGCTATTGTTTGTTTTAATTCTTCTTCGGAGGGCAAAACACCAGGTTGTTTTTCAATGATGTCAATTGCGTTTGTAGTGCCTTCTGGAAAATCATTAGTAAAAAATTTTACAAAAACTGAGCCGCCATCATCACTAAACCCTAACACTTTATATTTATACTCAGTTTGTTCAAGATTCATTTTAGCCTACACTTCCTCCAACTGTACCCAATTGTGCATAAGTTATCCATGTGTTAGGATATCCTGTACCACCTCCATTGCCATATATTGCCCAGTTCGCTGCACCACCACCCGCACCACCTTGCAAGTTTCCTCCTCCGCCACTTGCACCCGCGTTTCCTGCTGCACCCCCTGCC